AGTATTCTCGTTATGAAAACGAGCATGCTGAAATATTTGACGCAGAGACAAGTGACAGAGCTTTTGAAGAAGAAGTAATGTTAGTTGGATTCGGTGAAGCTGCAGTCAAGCAAGAAGGTTCTGCTGTACAATTTGATACAGCTCAAGAATCTTTTACTGCTAGATATACTCATGAAACTGTTGCATTAGCATTCAGTTTGACTGAGGAAGCAGTCGAAGACAACTTGTACGATACTTTATCGGCTCGTTACACAAAATCTTTGGCACGTTCAATGGCATATACAAAGCAAGTAAAAGCAGCGAACATTTTAAATAATGCATTCTCAACTGCTGGTGGCGATGGTGTTTCATTAGTAAACACTGCTCACCCAACTGCTTTAGGTGGAACTTTCTCAAACAGAAATTCTACTGATGCTGACTTAAACGAAACCTCATTAGAGCAAGCAATGATTGATATTGCAGGCTTTATCGATGAAAGAGGGCTAAAAGTTGCAATGCAGGGAAGAAAACTAATCATCCCAGTAAACATTCAATTTGTAGCTGATAGAATTTTAAATTCTACTCAAAGAGTTGGTACTGCTGACAATGATATTAATGCACTTAGAAATATGGGTATGTTACCTGATGGTTATACAATTAACCATTACTTATCTGATACAGATGCATACTTTGTAAAAACTGATGCTCCTAATGGATTTAAACACTTCACAAGAGCTGCCCTTGCTACTGGCATGGAAGGCGATTTTGATACAGGAAACATGAGATACAAAGCAAGAGAGAGATACAGCTTTGGTTTCTCAGATCCTAGATGTGTATACGGATCTCAAGGTTCATAAAATTTTCTGGATCCTCCCGGATTAAAGAAGGCGCTTGTAAGAGCGCCTTTTTTATTTTATACTTACCTTCCTAGTATTAATTTAGTTGTGTAGACTGGCTAGGCAGACAGTATAGAGACTACATGACGAAGGGCTATACACCAAGGAGGTTAACATGGCACAAACAACTTTTCAGGGACCAGTAAAATCAATTAATGGTTTCATAGGAGCAGGTGTTGGAAACGTAGTAAGCTTAACTGCTGATACTACTCTAACAGTTGCAGACCACGCAGGTCGAATTTTAACTTGTAATGATGCAGACGGCAAATTTACTTTACCAACTATCATAGCTACGGCTGATGCTAATGGCACAGGACCAGGCAATGATCCAAACAATACAAACAACGTAGGCGCTACTTTTACTTTTATCGTAGAAACTGCAGCTACTGATATGGATGTATTAACAGATGGTACCGACAAATTTGTTGGTGGCGCTTACGTTGGTATTGATGATTCAGCAGGAGGTAAAACTTTTATCTCAGCAGCATCAAACGATGTTATGACATTAAACGGATCAACAAAAGGTGGTCTAGCAGGTAGTGTAATTAAATGTACTGCAATGGCTGATAATAAATATCATGTGGAAGCACAGTTATTAGGTTCAGGAACTTTAGTAACTCCTTTCGCTGACGCATAATAGGAGCATACAATGGCTGATACAGTTACAGGACCAACAATAATGCAACAGAATGACAACAGAGTTACTATAAAACTTGTTGTTCAATCTGATGGTAATGGAGGTACTACTGTTTTCGGTGATGTGTCAGCATTAGCTGCAAACTCTTTAGGTCAAGATGTTGCAAGAATTTCAATACAACAATTGTGGTGGAGTTGTGCAAACGGAGACGGCGGGGATTCATTTGCCCGCCTTGACTATGAAGATAGTGATGGAGATATACCTATAGTTACACTTGTTGATTCAGGATATTGGGACTTTAGAGAGTTTGGTGGAATACCAGCAAACACAAGTTCTAACTCAAATCAAAATGATGTAAATTTGGTAATTCCTTCTGCAGTAGATGATGGCAATACATACACTGTTATCGCAGAGTTCCAAAAAATCTACTAATGGCTGATAAACAACCACGTAGAAATAAAAAGAATTTCCGCCCTACTGAAAAGGGGGCGGGAATGACTCGTGCTGGGGTCAAAAAATATAGAGCTATGAACCCTGGTTCTAAATTAAAAACAGCAGTCACAGGTAAAGTTAAAAAAGGATCCAAAGCTGCAAAACGTAGAAAATCTTTTTGTGCAAGAAGTGCAGGACAAATGAAAAAATTTCCAAAAGCAGCAGCAAATCCTAATTCAAGATTACGACAAGCAAGAAAACGTTGGAAATGTTAAATGAGAATTCTTTTTTTTATTTTAACTTTTATATTAGTTGTAGGTGCAATAACTAGCGCGAATGGTGCGGACACGAACACGGTCAGTTCAACGGTAGTGACGGATAAATCGGTACCTACCGCAAATGCACCAAGCGTTGTTGTAAACAATTCTGATATTTGTAAAGTAGCAACGTCAGGTGCAATACAAACAAATATACTTGGTATCGCTACGGGCGTAGTAGTGGACGACGAGCTGTGTCAATTGCTCAAGCTAAGTCGCCAACTTTATGCTTCAGGATTAAAAGTTGCATCGGTGAGTTTGTTAGCGACAGACTCCCGTGTTTTTGACAGTTTAGTTATGGCAGGCACTCCACCACCATACATGGGTGCAATTGGTAGTGAAGCTTTAGAAAAATGGAAATCAAATCCAGATATGATACCAGAAGGTAGTACTGTATTTAAAGATGATGTTTTAAAGATAAATGTAAATGAGGATGTAAGCGATGGCGAATTCAAAAAGTTTTTATTTTTGGCTATGGCTATGTATATCGGTCTCCCTATCCTTTTCTAGTAAAGCTGTAGACTGTTCAACAGATACAGTTGGACTTTGTACTCCTACTATTGAAGAGATAATAGATGAAACAATTACAGAAACTATTGAGTATGAAGCAGATGGATATACTGTAACAACGACAACAGAAACGACAACAACAACAAATACAGTTACTAACGTAGACTCAGGAGATTTGTTAGATGGTGATAATGGTTTTGTACAGCCTAGATATGAGGGTGATATGGACCAGGATTTTGGGGGTCAAGGGCCTGCAACTATGCCATCAGGTAGTGGCTGTTACAATCTAGGTACAGATAAGTGTGCACAAATTACAGGCTCAGGCAATAGCATAAGCACAATGGGCGTGGAGGGAATGGGAACGACCTTTGTCAATACAGTCGATATATCTTCTCTTGATATAGAAAATGGAGGAAGAACTAATTACACAATCAAAGTAGATAAAAGAGATGCGCAAGATCGTATCTACATGCATATTACAGGTAAGAACGGAAACACCAATGTATTTAGTGGTACAGATATATTATCAGAGTCAGGTGTAGCCAGTGGCTATCAAGAATACGAAAATGGTTTTGATTTTGCAGGTACAATAACAACGTTGGTAATCGAAATTGGTGGGCGTGATATCAATATGGCAATCGGCCCGCTCTTTGATGATATTACCATAAACGTGCTTTACAATGTAATATCTACAATCGTGCAAGAATCTATTACAAGTGTAGAAATGTGGGTTGCTTACGGAGGTAGTACAGAAACAGAAGTAATAGATATTGTAGAAAATATTATTGATCATAATGATTTTAATGAACAGCCAAACGGAGAAATAGAAATAGAGCCAATACAAGAACCAGATACAGAAGTTTCCTATGAAATGGTTGAAATAGAAATGGAGATGGAAATGCCTGTTATGGAAATAGAAATACCAGAAATGGAAATACCAGAGATGGAAATGGCAAGTGTTGAGACAGAGATTGAAATGGAGATTGAAATGGAGATGGAGATGGAAATGCCTGAGCCAGAAGTTGAAGTAGAAACACAACCAGAACCAGAAGTAAACGAACCAGAACCTGAGCCAGAACCAGAAGTTTCTGAGCCAGAACAAGAGGAGGTAAAAAATGAACCTACTGAAGAAGATACTGAGGAAACTGAAACTACTACGAAAGACGAGCCTGAGCAGGAAGAAAGCCCATCAGAGGTTGCTAAAAATGAAGATAGCGAAGAAGATATGGAAGAAACAGAAGATAAGGATCAAGACGAGGTAAAAAAAGAAGAGAATAAAAAAGAAGTCGCAGCTAAAAAAATATTAAAGAAGATGGGTGATAAGGGTAGATATGATTCTGCAAATCAGTTAAAAACATTAATAGTCATGCAAGTGTTAGGAAACTCAAAATCATTTTTTGAATCACAACAACAACTAACTGATATTGATGGATTTTTTACAGACACTGAAATACCTGATGCTGAACTGACAACTAATAACATAGCGCAATACTTTCTATTCGCAGGAAGTGATGGACTTATGGATGAAATAATAATGCAACAATGGCAGAAATAAATATAGGTGGCATAACTTTTAAAGGTGGAAAAATGCTCGCAGTGATACTAGCATTAAGTAGTACTGTTGGTGTTTTGTATGGCGGTTTTGAGGCTTACAAAAAATTTCAAGATATGTCTGCGCAGATTGAGTCTTATGTAGCCCCGGATCTTTCAGAGTTTGATAAAACTATTGCTTTGACTAAAGAAGAAATGCAAAGCAAGACAGAGCTAATACAAACAGAAGTTGAAATGATAATGCAAGAAATGGAAATGATGATGTCGGAAATCCGTTTAGTTTCTGATGTGGCAAACGAGTTAAAAAATGATCTTCGTCAAGATGTAAGACGTGTTGAGAAAATTGTTAATGATGTAGAGCAACAAGTAAAAGAAGACTCTAGAGATAATGCAACAGATTTAAAAATTGCAATAGATACTATGGAAGATGATATGAAAGATTTAAAAGATAAGTTAGAAGAAAAAATGACAGAACTACAAGAGAGTATAGATAAGCAAATAAAAACTACTCTTGCTAATCCTTTATCAGGAATTAAGTAATGAAAATATCTGATAACACAGCGATTAGTATGCCTATGAGAAACCTGATTGGGTTGATTGCAGCCATAGGAATTGGTATATTCGCCTACAGTGATTTAACTCAAAGGTTGACCCAACTTGAGACCGCAAGACAATTAATGGAAGCTGATTTGTTAAAAAAAGCTGAGCAGACCCCCGTAAATCAGGAGCTCTACATGTTAATCGAGTTTCTAGCAGGGCAGAATGAGGTTATGGAAAAAGAAGTGCAGTCTATTGAAAGTAATAATATAAACATTGATTTTTTAAAAACTCAATTAGAAAAAATGCAAACAGACGTAGAAAACTTAAAAGACAAAGTGAGGCAAAATGGCGGTGGTTGAGACAGTATTCGCAATGATGATGATAGTGAACGGATCCATGGATGGGTTCATGAAGACAGATGGTCTATCTCACTGCCTCAAAGTTAAAAGAGAAAGTGAGCGCAACTTATCGGATAGCAGATCAAATGTTATTCGTTATGAATGTGGTCAAGTAGTGGCAGAACTAGAGCCAGATTTAGAAGGCGTGCTTAAAATAAAAAAGATTGTAGAACGTAAGTAATGGCTGTTAAACTACCAAATAACCAATACTTTACACCTGTTAAAAAAAGAACTAGTATAGGTAATTCTTCACGCAGTAGGCCGAAGAATAAAAATAAACGACGTCAACACGTTAAATATAGAGGTCAAGGTCATGGGTAAATTGTGTCCAAAGGGAAAAGCTGCAGCTAAAAGAAAGTTCAAAGTATATCCTAGTGCATATGCTAACATGTACGCAAGCGCTGTTTGTTCAGGTAAAGTAACACCAGGTGGAAAGAAAAAGAAAAAAGCTGGGGGTGGTATGATTAATAAAATTTCACAACAACGAAAAAAAATTTCTAACTTTAATCAAGGTGGAATTGCAAAAGGTTGTGGTGGAGTTATGGAAAACAGACGTAAGGTAACCGCTATCACATAATGGCTAAAAAAGGATTAAGAGCATGGGTCAAAGAGAAGTGGGTAGATATTGGAGCCCCGAAGAAAGACGGAAAATATCAACCTTGTGGAAGGTCAAAGGGGAGCAAAAGAAAGTATCCGAAATGCGTTCCACTTGCAAAAGCCACACGGATGACAAAGTCGCAAAAGGCGAGTGCTGTCAAACGAAAAAGAGCTGCAGGTAATCCAGGTGGTAAACCTACAAATGTAAAAACATTTGTTAAAAAAGCAGGAGGCGGAATAGCTGTTAGGGGAATGAATTTTATTGGTGTTAGATAATGCCTAAAAAAAGAGATCCAAAAAAAGGCACAGGCAAAAAACCAAAAGGTAGTGGCCGTAGATTATATACCGATGAAAATCCAAAAGATACTGTATCAATAAAATTTGCTACTCCAGCAGATGCAAGATCAACAGTTGCAAAAGTTAAAAGAATAAATAAACCCTATGCAAGAAAAATTCAAATACTGACAGTTGGTGAACAAAGAGCAAAGGTTATGAATAAATCCAAAGTGGCAAGTATTTTTAAGAAAGGGAAAGATGCCGTTAGAAAAAGAAATAAGAAAAGACGTACGTAAGTGGTCACAAGAGTTTTTAGAAATACCTAATAAACATTTAGGTGGAATGCCTGCTTGTCCATTTGCTAAAAAAACATGGAAAGATAACAAGGTAGTTATTGAAGTAAAAAGAAAATTTAAACAGTACAAAGCAGAATTAA